AGCAATTACAATTAGAGGGACTGTGCCTGTTCCAGCGGGAGCATAGTTGCTCTCGTCACTAATCGTTACGCTAACACCAGGTGATACTAATTCTGCCATAGTTTTTCTCCATTTGTGTTGTTATGGTTATGTATATTTATTAAATTTTGGAGAAAAACGCTTTAAACGGTAACCCTTTTCATAAATTTTAATGAAAAAGATAAATAAACCTTCAAACTGCTTTGAGTGTGGTACCGCGGATTTTTTGCTGTACATATTGTACTGCTGTATGTAAGTCGTCTAAACTTCCATCATTGTGAATGTTATAGTCAACATCAAAGCCTGCCCAGTCCCATTCTGAACGATGTACATCGCGATATTTGGTATTCATAATTTTTTGGCTAAGAACATTTCCAGCATTAGCTTCTACTGCTGTGTTGTACCACTCTGGTAACTCGCCACGCTGAACCCAGATAACAACACCACCTAACTGTTTGATCAGTGTGAGTTCGTTTTGGAAACGTGCATCGCTCACAACCACACATGGATGGGTTTCTGTTTTTGCTCTGATGCGGTATTCAAGACTGTTTAACCATATATCTTTGTGGAAATGTTCACGAAGTACATCAGTACCCATTAATTGCAATGCTAGTCTGGGAGTAAAGTTGGGTATTCCTGTTTTACGACTCCAAAACATATCTGGTGTATCACGGAAATCTCTGCTTTGCACAGTGTCGCCTTCCAGCATTGCTCTGGGCCAACCAAATATACTTGCGCACATGTCTTTCAGGGGAGCTGCAAAACTGTCTTTGGTACAGTACTGAGTTTTTATAAAAAGATCTGCTACAGTATCTTTGCCAGACCCTATAAATCCAACCAAACCAATTATCATATATGTGTGTCCTTTTGTTGATTAACCTATGATGAACCCTAGTGGTGAGTTTCCTTCTTCCATATTGTGCAGACGCTGTTTTAGGTCTACCAATTCTTGTTGAGCTTCTGCTTTTAATGCATCGCCATTTAACTGAATATTACCACCTGCACCAGGGAGTCCAGAACTATATTTGCTACGTGCTTCGCCCAGTATCATTTTACAATTTGCTAATGCATGATCGCCTATCCAGGGACTTGCATAAACATCCTGTAATAAAGTCGATTCTGGAACATAATTGTGAGTAGCAACTGCAACATCTTCGTCTGTTTGAATGTTACGCAGAATTTGTAAGACTTTGGTGTTGCGATTCCAAATAAAATCATATTCAGAACCGAAAATTCTGCCTGCTGTTTCTTTGTACTGACTAAAGAAATCAAATGTAGCAAGCCCACCTATTTGCCCAGCGTTTAACAGATACATATTGTTAAACGCTACATCAAATGGATCAAAGTTGCTACCTGATCCACTGGACGTTCCAACACCACGGCGGTAAAGTCTGGTAACTTCAATTACTTCATCTGGCAACGTGTATTCTTGAACACCAGGATCGGTATTCAAAATCATTACACTTTCTTCCACACTGCCTGAACTGAGCTGACGATATGTAGCCAGCGTTCTGTTAATTGCTACGTCATAATGCTCACGGTCAAGCTCAACATCAACTATGCCGTCAGCCAAACGTAGCTGTATTTCTCTGATTAATTCTTCACGATTTTGGTATGCCATACCGTTATTTATCAGAACACTTTGACCAGAATGCAATGTTCGTTAATACGTCCGTTTGCCTTGCTCTCTGTTGTGGTAAGCTCGTTGTACAGTTTATCAAATTTAGTACGAGCCAGTTTACCTGCGCCTTTGAGCACTTCTGGCTTGCGCACCGTCTTTTGCACAGTGTTAGCCTCATCAAAGCCCACAATAGTTGTGCCTTTTACACTGAGTACCTTGATTAAGGGATCAGCCACATACTTGATCAGCTTGCGGTTCTTGGTGTTATACACCCACAATGTGCTGGCATCTACGATGCTGATAGGGTTGATACTGGCAAGACCCACACTGGGCTCTGACTCTTTGTACTTGAGCTTGGCAATCAGCTTGTCCTTGCTGGGCGCTTTCTTAACACGAGTTTTGCGATTAGCTTTACCAGTGTTAATAATAGTATCACACGCAGTCACAATGGCTTCAAAGAATGCCAAATACTTTTTACGTTCAGCGGCACGAGCAGTCCAGAACACATAGGCTTCCTTGATATCCTCGTCTTTGAACTCCACTACGGCTCTTGCTTCTTCCAGCTGATCAGCAAAAGCGTCTTTGATAATTTTAGCATGCGCAGGCTTGATAGCAGGCTCATGACTTACCAGTTCACGATAGGGATCGAACTTCTTGATGTCATACTCGCCATCACGCCAGTCGTCAATGTAGCCTTCCCAGGTGCCCAGCAGTTCAGACACCTGATCACGCATACGATCCTGGATGCTGATAACTTTGCCCTTGGGCTTTTCTGTGACTTCTTCTTTGGCTTCCTCCACTACAGCCTTGGCCTGTTCCAGCAATTTGTGGTAGTATTGCTCAATCACATCCAGGCGATCCTGGTCCAGTTTGCCGCCCTGGCTGATAATCCAGGTCATTTTGCCAATACTGTTGAAGTGGTAGTCGCCCAGCTTCTTTAATGTAGCGGCTTCCTTTTTGTCAAAAGTAGCGGCGCAATACTTGATAAACTCACCAGTGAGCTTTTTACGATCCACCTCAGTGTGAATAAAGTAGCAAGCATCAGCAACCAAACGCTCGTAGTCACGCTTGATACCGTTAATAGTCACAGGCTTCATGCCAGGATCAATGATACCATAATCCGGAATAGTTGCACCTGTTACGCTGATGTTACGCTTTTTCTTGGCCGCTGCCATATCATGCTCCTTGCAAATAAAAAAATACAGTAGCACAAGATTGCGCTACTGTCAAGTATTTAACCATTCGTCCTAGCAACGTACTCGTTGTAGGTGAGGAAAGTGTCAGTGCGGGGACACAGGTAAGCGCCTTCTCTGGGATCGTAATACAGCACATCGTTACCATCGTAAAAGAAAGGGCCTTCCAGTCCTTCACGCTCTGAGAACAAGGAGCGGAAATCCTCACTGACGTTCAAAATTCTGTAACCCATTACGGACTCCTTAAAGCTCGTCAAATTCAACAGAGGGGTCAATCTTCAGCATCTGCTTTGCCGCTTTGACATAAAAGTTCCAACGACGGTCAGCTTCTGCATGTGAGCACTCGCCGTCCATAGCAACATTCTCAGGGCTCATCAAGCAGTTGAGCTCGTCCACAATAAAGTCGCGATCAGCGGCTACGCTGAGATCAATAGCTGGCTTGTTGAACAGTGAACGACGAAAGTTGACTTGATCGATGATTTGATTTAGTTGACGCATGTTTTCTACTCCGCTTTGTTAACCTACACATATATAATAGCAGAAACCCCCAGAAAGTCAACGTTCTGGGGGTTTGTAAGTGCTTGATTTTATTGGAGTTTAAAATTATTTTTTATTTTTCCACATTTCTATGGTGCGATCTACTCCTTCGCTCAGGCTAACCTTGGGTGCCCAGCCCAGTTTTTCTGTGATTTTTGCTGGGGTACTGTTCAGCAGATAAATTTCACCGTGTCTTACTGGTTTGGTATTCCATTTTACCGTGCCAGTCCAGTTTAACTTTTCAGCAATCAGGTTCACATAGTCACGGATCTTGATAGGATTATTTGGGCCAATACAGAAGATATCACCGTTACACTTGTCTGGGTTTTCAATCACAGTTTGCCATGCATCCAGTAAATCTTCAATAAAAATAAAGTTTCTGTATGGCTCACCGTATCCTAAATTAATCTGCTCAGGATTATTCAACATCTGAGTAATAATTTGTTCTGTTACAAAAAAATTATTGTCATGCCTACCGTATGCATTTGTCTGCCGTATAGCAGTAAATGGTAAGCCATAACTGCGATGGGCATACTCCAGATATTTTTCACATCCGTATTTGGCCACAGCATAGGGCGCATTGGGGTTAGGCGGAGTTGTTTCGTCAAACGCAGGAATGTTATCTGGATCTTCCTCACCTGCTCTAATTACATCTGAGATGGGTTGCCATCCGTACACTTCCA